ATATTCTGTGGTAGATGTCAACCTTGAAGACTGAGATAGACCGATTACGAAACGACCTACCGGAGTATTGCCGGAGGTTTGTCAAGATACGCCCAAAAACGGGAGGCCCCGCTGTCCCTTTCATATTTAATTCTGCACAACATCGTCTCCATGCATTTATCGAAGACTTACGCGCGGCAGGGAATTTGGTGCGTGTTTGTATAATCAAAAGTCGCCAGATGGGCAGCTCGACTTACGTGTGTTCTCGCTTTCTCCAAAGGGCTACGTTAAACCCCGGAACCAGCGTGTTCATCTTGTCCCACCTAGGAGATTCGACACAATATTTATTTGAGATGGTGAAGAGAATGTATAACAATCTCCCCGAACCCCTGAAACCGTTTGCAGAAAGGTCTAATCGAAAAGAATTAAAATTTGGAAAGATTGACTCTGAGTATGCACTTGGTACAGCGGGTTCGGCGGAGATTGGCCGGTCGATGAATCCTCATCTTCTACATCTCTCAGAATGCGCGTTCTTCCAAGACACGGACAATATATCTACTGGGTTGATGCAGGGTGTTGCGACAAGTCCGAACACGGAGATTATCGTAGAGTCTACAGCGAACGGTGTTAATAATATGTTTTATGAGTTATGTATGAAAGGTATTGACCCTAATAATTTTACAAGATATAAGACTATATTTTTACCATGGTATCTTCAAGAAGAGTATAGAGAGACCCCTCCGGCGAGATTCAAACCTACAAGCGAAGAAGAAGAGATGATGAACCTCTACTCCATCACTCTCGACCAGATCTTCTGGCGGAGACGGAAACTTGAAGATGAATATAATAATGATTTATGGAAATTTAAACAAGAATACCCCACCACGATATTCGAAGCGTTCCAGTCTTCCGGTAACTCACTTCTCAAACCTGAATATGTGGAGACGGCGAGGAAATCACAGGCGTTTCTCGATACGTCAGCGCCGATGGTTATGGGCGTAGACGGGGCGGGTGAGGGAGCGGACAGTACGGGTATCGTAGTTAGACAAGGACGGAGGATTGTTGAATATGAAGTATATCCTGAACCAGTAAGGCCGATGCGACTAGCTGGCATAATTGCCAGAAAAATAGACACTCTCGGTCTCGACATGGTCTTTCTGGACGTAGCCTATGGTTATGGTTGTAGGGATAGACTGGCTGAGATGGGGTACGGAGCCAAGACAATGACAATTCATTTCGGGTCTGCCCCTCTCATGCCAGAACTCTATAAAAATAAAAGAGCGCAGATGTATGGGTTTATGAAAGATTGGTTTGAGGAAGGCGGGGCGAGTATACCGGACGAAGACGTATTCGTGAAAGACCTTATGATGATACCCGGGTTTATGGTAGGCGGGTCGAGAGGTCTTCTACAACTGCCGTCGAAAGATGACATACGAAAAGACAACGGTGGTCACTCACCAAATATCGCGGACGCGTTAGCCCTTACGTTTTCGTTCCCAATAATAGCGAGAAGCGTGAAGTCGAACCTGAGTACAGCGGATATAGACGCGGTTCGCGCTAAGAGTCCTCTCAAAAGTAGAAGACTCGCCCAGTCGTTTGTTTCGAGAAAGAGGACTTTAGATAGACAACCAAGTGAGTTTTACGTAAGATGAACTACATAATTCGTGAAGCGACAGAATCCGATATCCCGAGAGCGTTGGAACTTGTACATGAGTTCCATGACGAAGCGTTGAACAAGATGAGTATGATATGCAACGACGACGTAGCGAAAGAGTTAATGCCTAAACTCGTAGATACGACATTGGTTTTAGAGGTGGACGGATTAGTGGTAGGTTTAATAACAGGGTTTATCACCAATTACTTTGTAGGGGTCGAACCACTCTTTCAAGAACTTATGTGGTTCGTGAGCAAGAAGTACAGACGGTACGGTATAAAGTTGTTAGAAGCACTTGAGAACAAGTGCCGGAACGCGGGGATAAAACAGATAGTCGCGGGATATATGGGGGACAGAAAAGTAAAATCGTTTGATAAATTGTTTACAGCGAAGGGGTATCAGTTACAAGAAGTTCAGTATTTAAAAAATCTTTAGGGGAGGTAGCAACTGCTTCGGATAACTAAACAAAATCAGTCAAAATCGGTTAAATTAGCTTGACAAATTTATTTCTTTGAACCGCTTGATGAGGAGATGACTGTTTCCGAGTTACAAGAGCTTATGAATGAGAACGAGAAGTTTCTTTTGGGGGAGATTCAGAAGATGAAGAAAGAACAAATCACGGAGGGCTCCGTGATTGACAAGAAAGGAGAATAGAAATGGAAAGAGATGTAGAGATAAAAGGGAAAAAAGTTTTATGCGAAGTGCGTCCTCCTGAAAAAGCATTTTTCGGGAGGTCAGCTCATGGACGCTCGACAAAAATTGTTGTTTGTCCTTTTTGTAAAGAAGAAACAGAAGTTTACATTTGGTCATTTGCTGGACGTGGAAAGAAGTGCGAGTGTGGAGCACAATTATCTGATTGGCATTGCTATAAACCAAAGGGAAATAATGGATAATTTACATATCACAAGAGATAAAGAAAAGATAATTATTCATCTCTGTGCAGACATCGGGAGTGATACAAAGCCATACAAAGATGCTGGATATAATGTATGGTGTATAGGTAAAAATTTCGGCGTTGAAAATTTTAATGGCTCAAAAAATGTTTATGGGATTGTTGCAAACCCTGTTTGCACTGAATTTAGCATAGCAACAGGGTTTGATAAAAAAAGAGATTATGAAAAAGGAATGTTTCTTGTGAATCATTGTTTAAGGATAATTGATGAGTGTGGGAAGGAAAATCTGAAGTTCTGGGTTATAGAAAATCCTGCGACAGGGAAACTAAAAGATTTCTTAGGCAATCCGAATTATGTATATGAGCCGTGGTGGTATGGCGACCCGTGGACAAAGAAAACTGCTTTATGGGGGAAATTTAATATACCGCAAAGGAAATATTTTAGGTGGGAAGATGTGCCAAAAAACCCTAATTTATATGTGCGTCCTCGTCGGGGGAAGCCGTCTATGGCGTTTCTGCATAAGTCCGCAAAAAAGCATATTAGGGAATTTAAAGATTTTACTGTGGAAGATGATATGTCGTTTAGGTCGTTATGTCCTCAGGGTTTCGCTAATGCATTTTTCGGGGTGAATAGATAATGATTTGTGAAATTTGTAAATATTGTGTTAGATATTATAAAGGCAAAAACAAAAAATATGCTTGTTTGAAAATGGCTTTTTGTGAAAATCCAAAATTACCAAAAGATAATTATGTGCGTGGAAAACCACATAAATGGATAGAAACATATAGACTGTCTTTAAAAATTGTTACTAAACCAAGATGGTGTCCAAGAAATGATTCTAAAAACAACAGAAGCAAGTAAGTATATCGGCGTAAGCATAAACACAATCAAGACGCTTGCCAATAATGGAAAGATAAAATCTTTCAAGACTACTGGCGGGCATAGGCGTTTTATGCAAGAGGACTTGGATTCGTTCACTGGCAAAGTCGCTATTCAGCCAGAGAAACTTACCGTTGTTTACGCCAGAGGTTCTACCCACAAGCAGAAAGAAAACCTTGAAAGGCAAAAAGACAGGCTAAGGAAACACGCTGAGAACAAAGGCTATAAATATATGCTTATTGATGAGATAGCCAGTGGTATTAATGAGAAGCGGAAAGGCTTACACAAGGTCATAAACCTTATATTTGAAGGCAAAGTTGAACGTGTTTTGATTGAGTATAAGGACAGGCTTGCTCGGTTCGGGTATGAGTATTTATGGGCGATATTCCGCAACTTGGGTATCAAGGTGGAGATAATCCAAGACAAGACGCAGAAGTATGAAGAAGAATTGGCAGAGGATATTATGAAGATTTTAACCTGCTATTCAGCCAGATATTATGGTGCAAGAGGCGGGCGAAAAAAGAAAAATAAGGCAGAAAATGAGCCTGTCGATTCTAATGCAATTTAAAAAGGAGGACGAGATGAGAGTACACACACATTTTGTTAGGCGGAGCGCAGGAAGGAAGAGGAATTTTATGGTGTCGAGTACAACCGCGGCGATCATAGGGGCGACAGTTATAGGCGCAGGGCTTGGTGTTAGAGCGGCGGCTTCAGGGGCTTTTGGAAGAAAGAAAAAAGATTCGTCCTCTGCCCCGAAAATGGATATGGGTACAGGGGCGTTATCTGAAGGCGAAGCCCAGACAGCAGCGAAGAAGAGACTATTTAGGGCAGGAGTTATTGCGACATCTCCTACCGGACTTGGGAGTGGCGAAACACTCGGCACAACGAAACTGAGATAGGAGGGTATAATGGAACAGACACTTCTCGCTCCGTCTGCAAAACTGGAGCGACTTAAAAGAGAACGAGACGGGCATCAACAGGCGAAGATAAATTTCAACAACCAGTATGCGGCTTTGTCTCAGTATTTCTACCAGATAAAACAGAGTTTCAATCCATATACCCCACAGGTCGTTCAGGGTGATTTCGAGAACGACGGGGCTATCAATGATAATATTGGTAGTAAATGCGCGACAGCGATGGCATCCGCGATAATGGGGATGGTGTGGAAGAACGAGGCAGGAACATTTCGTTTTGTGCCCTCTAAGGCCGTCACATTGAACGAACAGTCGAAAGCGTATTTCGGGCGAATAAATGCTGATACAGCGATGTTCTTTGAACGACCGAAATCGAGGTTCGTATCATCTCTTTTCAAGACTATACTTGAGTCAGTTATATATGGCACGTCTGGGATGATAGTTCAGAGCGGCGGGTATGCCAACCCTCTTAAGTTCTATAATAAATCAGTATTATCTTTTTATATTGGTTATGATAAAGAGGGCGAGATAAATGCCATATTTATAGATTACAATATATCCGCCCAGGAACTGTACGATAAGTACGGAGCGCTTGCCGGCTCGTCAGTACAACAGGCGATATCGGCGAACAACATTAACCAGAGGTTTGTGGTCACTGAAGCTATCAAACCAAGACGTGGGGCGAAAGCGGAGAAAGGGAAACTTGCCATGCCCTTCTCGTCAGATATGTTTATGCCCCTTGAGAATATATATCTTGAGGAAGGCGGGTATGAGTCACTACCACTTAAAGTTCTCTTCTATGATAAACTTGAGTACGAGGCGTACGGTAGAGGGAAAGGGATGGAAGCTCTGCCGACAGTCGTTCAGGCGAACATCTGTACTGAGATACTGGCGGTAGGCGGGGAACTTACAGCACAGCCGGCTATGGGGATGTACGATAATGGGTCACTCGCTGGTCTTGCGGTAGATTTTTCAGCAGGGGCGCTCAATGTGTTTAACGTAGCAGGAACTATACCCACCGAGAAACCTATATTTCCTCTTTTCACAGTGGGGGATTTGCGGGTAATGGCAGAGTGGCTTGGCGTTCTGAAAGGCGAGATAAAAGAGTATTTCCTTCTCGACAAACTCTACGACCTCAACCAACAACAGCGTATGACACTGGGAGAGGCGATGATACGAGAGGCGATACGGTCAGACTCTCTCACGCCTGTATTCACTCAGATACTCGCGTTTCTTGAGGACGTGTTGTCGAGAGCAGTGGATATAATGTTTGGTATGGGGCTGATGGGAGTCAAGGATCCGAACGACACGAACGACCCATTGGTACAGGCACTACTCAGTAATGGGTTTGAGCCTTTCGCCATACCGAAAGACGTACTCACAGTTCAGATGAGCGGACTGGACTGGTATGATATAGAGTTCATCAACCCGGCGTCAAGGATAATGAACACCGAGGAACTTCAGAGCACACTTAAGTTCATCGAGATAATGGGGACACTGGGCGGGGTAAGCCCGGACTTTATCGATGTCATAGACCCAGACGGGACGGCGGAGAAACTGAAGGAACTTACAGCGACAGATACGGTTGTTACAAGAACAATGGACGAGAGAAAGAGAATAAGAGACGCGAGAGCGGAGATGCAGGGACAGTTAGCAATGCTAGAGGCGCAGCTTAAACAGGCACAGGCAAACCAGATGAACTCACAGGCGGCGGCTTCACAGTCGAATGCGGTAAAGTCCATGAGTGATTCTGGCGGGGTGATGTAAAACAGGAGGTAAACCACATGACAGAAATGCCAGACGAAGTAAAAAAAGTGTTCAGTAAGAAGAATCTGTTGGAGAAACAACGGGCGCAGAAAGAAGAGTACGACAAAAAAATCGCAGAGTTAAGACAGACGATGAGACTTCTCGCTGAGAGCGAGAGTGGTCTTAGGTTCTTAAGGTATCTGTTTATTCTCTGCGGGGGAGACAGCGCGACGTTAAGACGTACGTCTGAGGGCGTTATAGACAAAGACGAAACTCTCGTTACTCTCGGTATTAAAGCGATATGGGAAAAGATAAGATTTGATATGGACAGTGAAACTCTCAAGAAGGTTGAAAGACACCTTTGGGAGGACAACCAGTAAAAAGGAGAAAACACATGACAGACGACCAGAAACAGGACGACCAGAAACAGGACGACCAGAAACAGGACGACCAGAAACAGGATGACCAGAAACAGGGTGACCAGAAACAGGACAGCCAGAAACAGGGTGACCAGAAACAGGACAGTCAAGGAACCAAACGTATTGGTGACCTCGACTTAAAGGTACCCGACGAGTTCAAAGAAGAGGCGTGGGCGAAGGACATCAAGACCCATGAAGACGTATGGAAGAAACTCGCAGGGGCGCAAAAACTTATTGGCAAGAAAGGTATTATCCCCCCAGGTAAAGACGCGTCAAAAGAAGAATGGGATGCGCACTACAAAGCGTTAGGTAGACCTGAAACACCGGAAGGGTATGAGTTCAAGAACATCGATGCCCTAAAAGAAATCGAACGAAATCCCACACTCGATAATGGTATTAAACAGATCCTTCACAAGTACAACGTACCGAAAGAAGCAGCGGAAGGTATCGTTCGTGACTACGAAAATCTGATTTACGAATTCAAGAAACCAGAACTCGAAAAGATGACGAAGACCGAGAAAGAGTTTCAGAACCTTACGAAAGAAGTATTAGGCAGTGAACGGGATTCGACAATAAGTGCGTTCAAAGAGATAATGCGAGAAAGCCTTGGGGATAAGGCCTTTCTTGCCTCGAAACTCGAAGGACTCGATAACGACGCGTTAATGCCTCTAATTGTATTCAGTAAGAACCTTCACGATAAATATGTGGGGGAGAATAAAATTAAAGTTAATAACAATAGTGTAGGGGATATGACCGGCGATTTGCGTAGTGACTTCCAAACTTTGTCACAGAGGAAACTCGCTTTGAAACTAGACAAGAACGTCCCTGAACACATAAAAGCGCAGAGAATAGAGGTTATCAACAAGCAGATGATGAAGTTAGGCGAACAGGCTCAAGAGAAGAATATAAATTTATTTTAGTAGTAGACTTGACTTTTAGTTCTTTATAATGTATCTTTTGTAGTGTCAAAGAACTACGTCCGTACAAGTGTCGGGTATCAGCCTAGCTGTCCGTACCAAGAAGACGGGTATCGTAGAGCGTAAAACACTTTACTTTAAACCGTTCAACAAGGGAGGACACAATGGCGAGAAACGATTATGCGGGCGTGGAAACCGTCCTAAAAGATGATTACCTCGGTAATCTGTTAAAAATTCCACAACAGAGAGAAACAAGACTTTTCAACGGTTTTTCAAACGTAACTGTTGAAGGAAAACAGATGTACATAGATGGTATCGCTCCTGTAGACTACAGGATAGATAACGCCTACAACGCGATTTCACAGGGAACTGCGGCCAACTTCTTCCGCAGAAAACTCACCACGGATAGGATGATAATCGAAGTGGACTATGACGAACACTGGTTCAGAAAGACTACTTCCTCGAATCCTTCTGCTCTCATAACACAGGAAATGATGAACGCTTCTTACCGGTTCTTGGATAAGGTCGGCATAAACAGTATGTTCGCCAATGTGTTTTACGGGGAAAAAGGTGACACGGCTCTCACTTTCGCAAACGATAATGGTATCACTATCGACGCGACAGGCGGTATAACGATAGACCTTCTCAGGAAGATAAACCATAGGTTTACTGGTACTGAGGTTATAAGCCCGAACGGTATGGCCAATGTCAAGTTCGTCATAACTGAAGACGAACAGTACGATATGGGCGGAATCACTCAGCTCACTTCGTGGCAGTTCCAGGCTGTATATCCGCAGATGGCTTCAGGTGCGGCGAACGAGTCTGGGTTCGGAAGACAGCTCGGTATGATAAACGTAACTTTCGGTGCGCAGGCTGAAACAGGGGCTATGCTTAACGACAACGGCGACGGAACAAGATATTGCGCCGCTCTCGCTAACGACGCTCTTGTGTATGGTATGGATACCGATGGTATCAACTTCGAGATCATACCTCTGAAAGAGTCCAGAATATCGACGGTAAGACTTCGTCTTACTATGACTGCCGGCTGTGTGAGGACGAACGGGATGAAGGTCATCAAGTTCTCCACCACGATGAAAGATCCTGCGGTGTTCTATTGATCCTAACCGGAAACTAAGGAGGGACGAAAATGGCTAATAACGAATACGACCTCACGTTTAAAAAGTTCTCCGAGTTAGACGCGGGTAGCGCGGCGGCGACGACCAGTGATAAGTTCATTATGTCTGACGTGTCTGACGATGGTAAAGTCGTCACAAGGACAATTAATGATATAGTGAATCTTGTCACGGAAAGCGACCCGAACATAACCGCGAGAACAGTGTACGTGAATGTGACTCTCGCAGAGCTGAAAGCCGGGAAGACCTTGTTAGCTGCGGCAGCGGATAAAGACATCGTTATAACGGACATAAATGTTACGTGTAACGGTGCTTTTACGACGCTGACGTCAGCAGACATACAGGCAGCGGGCGATACTCCCACGGAAATATTCTCCATGGCACAGGCACAGATGACCGATGGAGCGATATTGTTCAAAGGCGAAACAGGGGTCACTCTTGGCGCTGGTTTTAACGCTCGGACATCTACTGCGATAAACATAGTGAACACAGGAACTGATGCGGAGGGAGGAACGTCTCTCGACATATCAATATCGTACTTACAAGTAACCCCGCTTACATAAGCGGATAGGAGGATAAAATGGCTAATACAGTAAGAGACCTTTCTCTGTACAAAAGTACGGACGGCACACCGAATCACGGTATCATATACTCTGGTTCGGACGCGATAGATATAATCCAGAAGTTCACAATAACGGACGAAACAGACGCAGCTTCGATAATTCGTCTCTGCGAAATACCGTCTAATTTTGTGTTGGAATCTGGCAGTATAGCCTATGACGGCGTACCCACTACAGGTACAATAGATGTAGGACTGTATGAAACGGAAGAACATGGTGGAGGAGCTATAGACGTCGATGCGTTTATAGACGGGCAGGCTATAACTACCGCCGGTTCAACCAGTCTTCTGGCGGCTGTTGCAATAGGTAACCTCGACAAGACCATATACGAACTGGCTCAGACACTTGGGTCTTCAAGAGACGATGTGTCTTCGTCCAGACAGGCCTATGTTCTTGCCATAACTACTACGGTAGTTCTGGACGCTGATTGCGTATGTGTTCTGAAGGCAAGGCTCGTTCGCAAGTCGTAGTTCTGAAATATGGGAGAGGGTTCACTGTCATGTGGAGTGGAGGGTGTAAAAACCCTTCACTCTCTCCCTTAAAAGGAGGATAGGATGTCCGCTTCGATAGCACCCACAGAAATAGTCAACCTCACTCTTGACCTCATAAAGACAGAGAATATCAACGACATAACTATCCCAGATGATGATAAGATAAGTGCGGTCTGTGCAAGATGGTGGGACGACACCCGGCAGGAATGCCAGGAAGGGTTCCCATGGGTCTTCTCGTCAACTCGCGCGGCGATACCACTTAATGCAGACGCCCCTGATTTCGGGTTCACAGACGCCTACGTTCTTCCGAACGGTTATCTGTCCTTAAACTTTATCAACTACCAACACATACCCCTCTCTCAGTGGAACTATACGATAGAGGACGGGAACATACATATTGATAATGGCGAGGCGTACAGTCTCTTTATCGGGTATGTCTTCGACCAGACAGACGTATCGAAGTGGTCGCCTTCTTTCAAATTCTTTGTTGCCGCGTCTTTGGGCGAGAAAGTCGTGTATAAACTTACGGGTAACGTCAGTCTTCAGAAACGTATGGCTGAGGTGAAACAGAGAGAACAGATAAACGCTCAAGCAAAGAACGGTAAAGTAAACCCGCCCATAGCGTATAGGCAGAGCAGGATGCTTAATGCGAGAAGGGTATTCGGAGGCGCTGCCCGGTCTCCATTAGGGAGACCTTATGGCCGAGCTTAACGCACCTTTTTATGATTTTCGTTCAGGCGTCTTAACTCTCAAAGTTAAAGACCGCCCCAACCTCGACCTCTATAAAAGCGGTATTCTCGTAGGAGATAACTGGCTTACCCAAACTCATGGCCCACAAGAGTTTCGCCCTGGTTTTATATACTCACGACCTACAAGACGTAACAAGATTCCGTTCTTCATAACATTCTCATTCGATGATAATGAGGCGTACGTTCTTGAATTTACAGAATACTATATGCGTATTCACACGAATGAGGGCGTAGTCACAGAAACAGCGAAAGCGATAACTGATGTGTCCAACGCAGATCCGTGCGTTATTACGAGTACAGCTCATGGGTTTGTCGATGGGGACGAAGTGTACATCGAAGATGTTGAGGGTACAACAGACCTTAATGGGCAGTTCTATATAGTTACTCGTCTAACGGCTGATACGTTTTCTATAGCTAACCTTGACGAAGACGATATTGATTCGACCGGATATGGTGTGTACACAGCAGGCGGTAGCGCGGCGAGGGTGTACGAGATAGTAACACCATATAAAGAGGTTGACCTTAGAGGGCTGAAAGCCGCAGGTAAAGCGGACTTAATGTATATAGACCACCCTCTGTACGCTCCGAGGAAACTTGTGCGTAATGGGCTTACGGATTGGACACTGGACATATATACAAGAACGAATGACCCTTTTGACCAGAAGGTGATTACGGGGATAACAGCGGCAAATCCCGGTGTAGTAACTGCTACTGGCCATGGTTTTGTAGACGATGATGTGGTTATAATCGAAGACGTTACGGGCATGACGGAGGTCAATGGAAACGAGTATACAGTCAAAAGATTGACCGCGGATACGTTCTCCATAGTGGACACCTCTGGTTTTACGGCATACGTATCGGGCGGTATTGTGGCGAAGAAAGGTAACTACCCTGCGACAGTAGGGTTCTATGGTGGTCGGTGTTTACACGGTGGGAGTAAGAACGACCCCGATATTTTACACGGGAGTCGTAGCCCCAACCTCACAACCGGGGCGAATAGATTTGAAGATTTTACGGTAGGGGCGGATGCTGACCATGCTATAGTGTTCCCTCTCACTTCCGCTTCGCCTTCATCTGTGGATAGGATAAGGTTCTTTATGGGTACACGTCAGTTTCTCGCGGTCGGTACTTATGCTGGTATGCTCAAGGTAAATGGAGGGTCAGATTCAGTACCTCTCTCCGGCACAGCTATCGAGTCTTTCCCTGTGGATTCTTATGGGGTGGCTGATATGATGCCTGTGTCTTTCGGTACGGACATACTCTATGTTCAACGTGGTGGGTCGACATTATTCAGTTTCAAATACAATTTAATGAGTGACGGATTTGAGTCATCTGACGAGACCATACAATCCGACGAGATAGCATTAGGCGTAATGAACCAACTCGCTTACGTACAAGGCAAACCCAATCGTATCTGGGCAAGTATGGAAGACGGGAAACTACTTTCACTCACGTATAACAAGGGCGAGGACGTATCAGGGTGGAACACTCATCGACTGGCAGACGGCGGCAAGGTTCTCACGATAGCTGCTGAACCACAGAACGATAAAGAGTTCAGACTGTGGGTAGCGGTTGAGAGGGAGATAGACGGAGTAGTGCGTAGATACATAGAGTATTCTGCAAAGAACCCGAGGATACCCGAACGTGATGAGTTCTTTACAGATACTGACGAGGATGCTAAAGAGTTGGACGAACAGAGGTATTTCAACCTATTATTCGAGGCGCAGAAAAGACAGGTTCATTTAGATAGTGCTTTGATACTCGACACTACGCAGGACGAACAGATAACTCCTGCGGCGACTACCGGCGATGAAGTTCTTTTCACTACACTCAACCCTGTGTTCCAAGCTACAGACATTGGTAGATGGATAAGAGTCAAACATATAACGGGTACAGAAGAAGGCGTAGCAGAAATCATAGAGTATGTAGACACAGAAAATGTAAAATGTAGGATACTAAAAGACTTCATATCAACAGACGCTATCCCTTCAGGTGGGTGGTATTTCACACAGGATTCAGTAGAAGGTCTTGGGCATTTAGAGGGCAAGACAGTTAAAGTTGTGGCAGACGGTGGTTTAGACTCTGACAAGACCGTGGTAGACGGGGCGATAGATTTTGATGCTCAGACATCATACGCAATTATAGGTCTTGGGTATTTTGGCAGGCTAAAGACTATGCCTATTGAATTGTTACTCACTTCCGGTATTACGCCCGGGAAAACAAAGACAGTGAACAAACTCAAGTTAATGTTTCGTAATACTTTGGGCGTATCGTATGGATATGACCCGTACAATTTACAGAGAATACCGTTCCGCCGAGGGGGAGAGTTTACTGATAGACCTACACGTCTTTTCAACGGAGTTAAAGAAGTACCAGGATTTGATGTGTGGGACGACCAAAGAAGCATGTGGATAATTCAGACTACTCCGTACCCTTGCACGATCAACGCGATGGTAGCGGACGTAGAAGTGGAGTTTTAGGAGGCTAATGGGTATTTATAATCCTGGGTATACCAGTAGTATGGAGAAATTTAGGTATCAGCCTACGGGGGGAACAGGTGGTAAGTTAGACTTTAACTATTTCTATTCTCCGTCCAATACCACTAAAGGTATTGGTAGTGGTTCGACCACGACAAGAGGGTTCTCTTTCTCGCCCACTATGGGCGGTATGATAAAAGGGGTAGGGAGTATATACGGTGGTATTTCCGCTTTCAACTCAAGTCGTGAGGTAGCAAGTGACTTAAGATTTCAGGGAAATATTGCTATGCAAGAGTCTTTCCGAACAGCCGCTATTATCCGTGAGGAAGGGCAGAAGTTCGCCGCGCAGCAGTCTTTACAGTATATAGGGTCGGGGGTACAACTCGGTGGTTCAGCCCTTGTCACCCTCGCTCAGACAAAGAAATACGCTGAAACTGAGGCAAAGGCAACAGAGGCTAAGGGTAGGGCGGTACAGTATCTATCTGAGAAACAGGCAAGACTTAAAGAAGACGAGGGCAGGGCGGCAATGGTGAGTGGGATTTTAGGTGGTATTGGGAGTATATTAGGGGGATAAATGGGTAAGATAAACGAATACCAAAGACAACAGTTAGCGTCATCAGTAGTAGGCGTGGCGGGCGAGAATAAGTCTGGGCAGATAATAGCGCAGGGTGTTCAGGCTCTTGGTGCGGGTGTGTCGGCTATGGAACAGGAACACAAGAAACGTATGAAGGTGTACGATGACTTAGCCGCTAACAATGCCCTTATGAAATGGAGTGTTCAGATGGCTGAGGTCGACCAACAGCTTCAAAGGCAGTATGCTGACAACCCTAAAGGGTATAGCACAGCGCTTATGACTAAGGCACAAGAGCTGATGTCTTTAGATGCCGAAGGGATACAGAGACCTGAAGTAAAACAGGCATTTCTTGGTGGGGCAACCACGGCATCAAAACAACTTGGCGTTGCGGCTATAGGGTGGGAGTATGCTAAACTTGAAGAGAACGCTTTGTTTGACCTTAAAGATGGTCTTGAAACCGCTGTCCTTGCAGCAGGGAGAGGCGGCGGAGTTAACGCTGTAATTAATAGTGCTATAGCTGTTAGTGACACCATAGATGTAGCTGCGCCTTTGATAAGCCCAAAAGACAAGAATGAACTCGAACGTGAATACCACCAGAAGGCGCTCCTCGCTGTTGTGGCGCAAGATATAGGGAACGATCCGTACAATACTGGGAAAGCGTTATTGGAAGGAAAGTATGATAACATAATGGTCGATACGTCAGACGGGCGTAAGGTTAGAGTTCCTCTCGACAACAAAGACAAGCAGAAGTTCATGGAGGACGCGCAGAAAGCAGAACTAAAGCAGGGTGTTCAGAAACAGTTTACCCAAATATTTCAAGCGAATGACGCCAGTCAGAAGTATACAGAAGGATACTTTAACAACGAGATAACGGTAGGTGATATAGAGAAAGAGCTTGTTCGGGCTAAGTTTCCGGGTAGCGGAGCAGATAAAGCCTATATCGATAATATTGAGGCTCTTCTGGCTGTGGCTCTTGACAAGAGGACGTCATCAGCCAAAGACGACCCTATTCTTGTTGACGCAATACAGCAGAAGTTTTTCGATTTGTCGGGTGAGGTTGGGGCAATAGAGAAGAAACTTACGGCAAAACCAGGGTCTGCGAAAGCGAAAAGGGAATCAGCGGCTCTTGTGTCTGACCTACTCGGACTACGAACTGAAGCTGCTAACCTCCATGCGAAAGGGCTTATGCGGAGAGAAACGTGGCAAGCGATGGAGCGAACTTTCTCTAATGTTCTTTCTATCGGTCTTGCGGCTCAGGAAGGTATGGGTAGGGGGCTTATTCGTTATAGAGACCCTTACGGGTCACATTATGCTGAGATGAATAAGGTTGTGGCAAACATGGCTAACCTCAACCCCAATCAACGACAAGATGCTAAGATCCGAGCGGCGAACTATTTTATGGAGAATGTTGTGGCAATGCGTGAGGCTACACAAACCGGTGAACTTACACCAGCGCAGTATGATGCGGCAAGAGAGAATGCCCTGAAAGATATAAGACGTATATACGCCCCCGAGTATCAAGGGCTTAAAGTGGGGGACATGTATAAAGGCAGAAAGATAACGGAGATAGGTGAGGATGGCATTCCTCGCGTGGCTTTAACAAACGATGTGTCAGCGTTATTACAAAATAGGAACTGATGATGGAAACTATTTCGGTAGAAGAACTAGATAGACTTGAGAGCGCGCAGGGGAAAGTTACTCCCGTGTCTTCCGGCGTCACGCCTGAAGTGGCTGACCGTCTGTCTACTGTTTCTATGGTTGACCGAGATAACCCCGATAAAGAGACTGTACGCCATAAAAATATGGCTACTTTCCTTGGTGAGAAATTGATGACCCCTACTTATCGGCGGCAAAGAGAACGGCTTGCTCAAGATACTGCGGGCAGTATGTATGCCAAACCTGAGATGGGTATTATTGATACGGTAGGGGAGTTTCTAAGGGATGTAGGGCATGCTTGGTATGAGAAGACGGATACTGCTATCAGAGATAGGCAAGCACAAGCAGAGGCTGAAGAGAAGATAGACGTTCCCAAGACTGTCCTCGGTAGTATAGGGTATCAGGCAAAAGAAGGGGAGTTTTCTCCCCTCGCAGAACGGCTTGTTCAGTATTTTAATATAGAGAACGAAACAGAGAAGAAAGGATTGAATACTCTTCTCAACCATAACGAAGGGCGGACATTAACCGACCTTAGAGATATGGTGGCAGAATCACTCGACCTCGTGAACCCAGACCGGCAGACGTCACCAACCATATTTGGGGACAGAGAGTACGACCCGATAGACGTACCTAACCTTATAGCAGAGAGTCTTTTGGCGTCAGGTGTAGGGTCGTTCATATCAGGTGAAGAAGGTATATCAGTAGCGTCCTCGGCATTCAATACTCTTGTGGATATTGTACAGAGAACAGGGGGTTTGGGTAGAGAGGAAGCACTCGAACTCACAGGTGAGTGGGTGTCTCAGGCAACGGTTATGGTCAGTCGGAACGCCGCTGAAATAGGTGAATTTACGACTGATGACCTAGTTAATGCACAGCGCCGGTCGGATCCTCGCGGTATTGTTATGAAACCTATAGACAATGTACTCACGAACGAACACTACCAGTCGGGAATAACCTATGCTCTTGCGAGAGGTGCGGCGTATGCTGAGTCGAGTATAATGAACAGGATAGGTACTTCTGTCCAACTTCTGAAAGAAGGTGGATGGCGTTTCGAGGGTTTGGATAATGTTGTACTCCACCCGGTACAACGTGAACTTATGGACAATGTGGTTAAGAAAGTCATATCAGGGTTTCCTGACGGACTGTTGACATATAAGGACGCTGAGGCTCTTGATAGGCTGATAGCTGAACTAAATCCGAGTACAGGATCTTGGGCGAAGTTTACTCCGGGTGTTGAGGAAACGAGAGCGTTCAGGTCACTCGAGGCAAGGAAGAAAGGTCTTGGTGCAAGTGTGGCTAACGAGGTGGCAGAGGCATCGTTCGACCTCTTCTGCTTTCTTACTGAGATGTCTGTCGTTCGTGGTATTGCTATGAAGACACCTCTTGGCGCGTACATAAGCGGTAAACCCGGAATGTCAGCAAGAATGGCTGAACGGTATATGCGGACAGCTCCTGGCGAACTTACCCATCTTACTGCGGATAAAGTCTTACGAATGACAACAGTTGCTAATACTCTTCGTAATGCTGCTTTCACGGGAGTTAATAGAGCGTTGTCAACCGCTGGCACGTTCAAAGATAAAATGGTGGCTGGTGGGCTTACCTTCCTCTATACAAGCACTCCTGCGACTACAGGTATGGCGCTCCATAAGGTAGGGTATACGGCAGATAACGTTCTCGTGCCTATTGCAGTAGATTTTCTTTCAAACACTATCATAACTACAGGCGTGTCTTACGTTCCTATGTATAATGAGTTTGGCGGGTTTACTGATGATTTTATAGTTAATGCGTCTGTGCAGATGATGCTTGACCTCGGCATGTCATTGTCTACCCGAGCTTTCTTACGTTCAGATAAAGTGACTGAGAGTGTGATAACGAGGGACAGGGAAGCATATAGAAGAGCTGTAGCATTAAAGAACGAAACGGTCGCAAAAGTATCGGAAGACGAGTACGTGTCTATAAAGGCGAAACAGCGTGCTAAACTCGAAAGCGTACAGGAAGTAATCGACCAGTGGCAGGAGAAGGTAGCACGGGAAGCTAAGGGAAAAAGAGCCGTTCCTGGTACGCCTGATGTGAATACTGATGATATTGAAGTCAGAGGGTATCGTGACCCTGAGGTATCGAGGTTTCGTAAACGTGAGATGAAGGATGCTCAGAGAATGGGCGAACTCTATAAACAACTTTCTGCCCTCATAGACAAACGGTCAGCACTAACTGACGAGATAAATAGATTAGAACAAGACGCCCAAGGTGCGAAGGGTAAGGTAGAGGGTGGGGTAGAGGCAAAAGACCCTAAAATCGCGGAACTCGAAAAACAAATCACTACAATACAAGGACAGGAAACGAAGATCCGTAATGAACTTGATGTGTTGGAACGTAAGGGCATACCTGACGCTACAGAGAAACCTGAACCCACCCCAGAGGGTGAGTCACAGGAACGCATAGATTCCCGCGCGAGACAACGGTTGCTCGCTACGCATAAGGAGCTTAATGACCTTGTTAAACAGGAGAAGGCTCTCAATGATGAGATAGAGAAGAAAGTTGCGGAGGGCAAGTCCGCTCGTAGTCTTGAGAAGAAACAGGACGACCTTCTCAATAAGATACGTAACCTCCAGATAGAACAAGAGGCTATGATGTTCACCGAAGGTACGCCTCGTGAAGTTACTCTCGAACAGTTCGAGAGGGCGCAACTTGACTCTATAGAGAAACAGATTAAACAGTTCAAAGCCGGACTTAAGGCGGGGGAACAACTCACTCGTAAAGACATACGGGCATTCCAAAGTTACGTTCAGTCTGTGGTTAAACTCGCTACAGGTCTTACGCCTAAACAGAAACTCGCCCTTACTCGTATGGCGAGTAAAGTAGGCAACAAAGAACAGTTAGACAAAACCCTCTCCGAGATTTGGATGAAGACAGACGAACTTAAGAAAGAGAACGAGAAGGAACTTTTTATAAAAGCGAGTGACCGTCTTCTTGAGAAGGCGAAAAAGAAAATAGAGAGTAAAGGATTTGACCCGGCAACAGCAGTGTTGTTTAGGGAAGCGATAAAGTTAAGGAAGAATCAAGCAACGGAACATACGAGTTTTGGGCAGTCAGCTCTTGAGATGGCTCTCTACGACATAACTATGCTTAACCGTTCTCACGACATTACAGCAGAGCAAGCTCGTGCTGTCTACAACGACCTCGAAGCAATCTATAACAATGGCGCGGCAACAAAAGAGGGAATGAAACAAAGAGAGAAAGCCCGAAACGAAACGCTAATTAAATCCGCTCTTGCGGACATACAGGGTGATGGGCCGGAACTCGTTGGTGGTACGGACGCTCAAGTTAAGGAAGGTCGGAAGGGAACGAGTCTCGCCCGCAAGATAATTCTTGGAAGCCAGAGATGGGGCAGTCTTATGATAGGCCTCGCTAACCGATCATCAGACCCTAAAGGCACATCTTTTATAGAACGGTTTACCGATATGTTTGCCGCTGAACGTCATGCTCAGATCGTCAGAAAAAACTATACTGACGATAAGATGGACATGTTCGGGCGTATATTCGGAACGAAGAATAAGAACGAAGTGCATGACAAAGTAACGAAAGACCTTCAGGATATGGTGAAAATAACTGTCGATATGGTCGTTAAAGACCCCGGCAGTAAAGAAGAGACTATCCACCCTAAGTCAGACGAAATAAGTAGAACTGTCGCAAGACAGAGGTGGATGGAATGGCAACAGCCTGAGGGCAAGAAAAGACTTCAGAAGAGAAGTGGGTACACTGAGAAGACGATGGAACAGATAGAGGACTTTCTGACCGCTCAGGATTACGACCTTATGAGAGAACTCCGAATTGCCTATGACCGTATGTACGCAGACGTCAATGTGGTATACCGAGAAGTTCAAGGGGTAGATTTACCTTATAGGGCAAACTACTCTCCCTTTGTTCCTATGCGAATGTCTGATAAAGAAGTTGAACTCAATGTGTTGGAACAGTTACACGTGGACGCGGGAAAGAAAGTTACTGTCGGGGGTAAATCTTTCTTAAAAGAGATAGGCGACATTTCTCGTCTTGACACTATAGGTGATGTGTTTTTATACGATAGGTATGTCGCCGATATGTCACATTACATAGGGTTTGCTAAAACCCTTAAGGATGTGAATACTATATTTAACGACAGTCGTATTCAAGAGGCTATTGTCAGACGTGACGGACAGAAGGTACTCGATACCATACGTGTTCACATAAACACTTTGTCTAGGGGTAAACTTGAGGCTTCGCTTAATGGTTTGTTTTCGGGTGTGCATAGATATATATCCCGGTGGTATATAGCAACGCTAGGTCTTGATGCCAAACGTATAGCCATACAGCTTCTCTCCGCCGGTCTTTATCTGACTGAGATGTCGGGGAAAGAGTTTGTTACAGGTATGTTGGATTTACCTCGGGCGTACGCAACAGGAGAGATTGAGGTCATTACGAAAAACCCCTACATGTTAGACAGGGGCGTGAACCCTACAAGAGATATGAAGATGGCGTTAGACGCCATAGCTGAACAGCAGAGTGTGTTCCAGAGAAAGTTTATAGACAACCCTCGTCTTAATGATATAGCAATGGTTATGCTTAAAGCGGGAGATAGAGGGGCGATCATAATGGGCGCTTGGGGTCTGTACAAACATTACACAGAGAAGATGGGTCTGCAGGGGGCAGACGCTCTTGATAAGGTCTTGAGGTTCGTGAACGACTCACAGCAGTCAAAAGACCTTTCACAAATGTCGGCTATACTGATGGATGGTAGTCCTCTTGTGAGGGCATTCACGATGTATGTTCACACACCACAACAGTACCTTAATAACTTGTGGGACGCTCTTGTGAGCCGCGGAAGAATGGGTAACGGTCAACTCGCAAAAACTATCGTAGCATATATGGGTATGTCGTTGAGTTATTCAGTGATTCAAAACGCAGGTAAAATATCACTGACTTCTGCTACTGTCTCTCTCTTAGCCGGCCCCGTTGCTAATGGGATACCTTTTATAAGAGATGTAGTGCCGCCCATAGTGGCAGCGGTATTTGCCCAAATATATGGAGAGAAACAGGGGGCGTCGTTCTCGTACTCTCCTATTCAGAACTTTTCACAAGACGTGGTGTCAGTAATCAACACAGCTATGGAGATGGCTGAGTATGGTGTTGACGCGGATACTACGATAGACTTAGCAAGAAGTTTAGGTGAGATGTCGGCACCGTTTACGGGTGCGTTAGGCGCAGGAATAAAGGCTACATCTAACGTGGCAAAAGGTATACAGCACTACGTCGATTATGACGACATTGGATATATGCTTATGAAGTTCGCGGGGTATACGGACTCTCAATTAAAGGACTAAGGAAGATGTAATAAGGAGGACGAAATGGCTATAAACAGTACAGACACTAAAATAAAAACAAGTGGTGACGGGGCAACGCTTACGTTCTCCTTCCCTTTCAAAATCTTCCAGAACACTGATATTGTGGTTCAGAAGATAGATAAGGACACCGATGTCGCTACCACGTTGACTTTAGGTACAGACTACACCGTGTCCATCAACACAGTTACTGAGGGCGGTACGATCACAATAGACGCGGGTGAGACACCCTCTGCTGACGAATGGGTATTCATCTACTCCAATCTCCCTTTCACCCAGACGGTCGTACTTCCTACTGACGGTGCGTTCCGAGAGATAAGCGTGAGTAATGGTATGGACAGATTGTGCCGGCTTATACAACAGGTTAAAGAGAGAGCTGATAGAGCAGTCGTTCAAAGAGCGGACGTGACAGCGGTTGATATAATCATACCCGAACCTGAGTCATTGAAACTCTTAGGGTGGAACGAGGCAGGTACGAGTTTAGAGAACAAAGTGCCTGTAGACGCTGACGTTGTGACAGCGGCACAAGAAGCATTAGAACAAGCAGAGGAAGCACAAGCGGCAGCGGAGGAAGCGAGGGACGCGGCAGAGGAAGCGAGGGACGCGGCAGAGGTTGTAGCGGGGTGGGAAGTTGCGTCACAGGCGGAGGCTGAAACCGGGGCCGACAATATCAAAGTTATGACACCGTTACGGGTGAAACAGAGCGTGTTGGCGAACGAACAACACCTCATCGTCAACGACACCAAACCCAACAACACCGCCGGCGGAACATTTACAAGTGGAGCTTGGCGGACAAGAGATTTAAATACGGAAGTTTATAATACGATAAGTGGAGCGTTATTGGGAGCAGCAGGAGATGTTCTATTACTTCACATGGACGGCTCTGACAGTGGTACAACTTTTACTGACGCATATTCGCGACATACTATAACAGCACAAGCTGATGCACAAACAAAAACGGCTGTTAAGAAATTTGGTACCGCGAGTGCTTATTTTGACGGAACAGGCGATTATTTAACCATTCCTAATTCTGAAGATTTTAATTTTGGCACAGCGGATTTTACAATAGATATGTGGGTTCGGTTTGCTGAATTTTCAAGTGGTGCTTATGGTTTATTTAGCACAAGTGGTGTTTATACGGATGGGATAACTATAGTCGCTAGTGCTACGGGTAGTTCTTTGAGTGTGTATTTTGAAGGTGCTGATAAAACTTTTGCGTGGTCACCAGTAGTTGATACTTGGTATCATGTTGCTTTAACGAGAAGCGGAACAAGTGTCAAGGCTTTTATAGACGGCACCCAGATAGGGTCAGAACAAACTGTTTCGACTGAAATACACACTTCTAATAATGTTAGTATTGGAGGTTACTATGGAAGTACACTAAAATATTTTAATGGATATATAGACGAGTTGCGAATATCTAAAGGGGTAGCTCGCTGGACTGAAAACTTTACACCAGAAGTAGTCGCCTATGACGCTGACGATGAATATACCCTGAACGCCATAAATCTCCCTGCTGGAACATACCTTATCAACGCTTCTGCTCCGGGGCATAACATCACTCAGCACAAGGCAAAGCTCTATAATGTAACTGATAGTGAGGATACCTTAATAGGGTGTGTTCACTATCAGAATAACCATATGTCAAGAGCGATAATACAAGGGGCGTTCACGATAACAGGAGCAAAGGTTTTTGAGATACGGCATTATTGCTCTAATACTGTGGCAACACAAGGGTTTGGATACGAGTACAATATCGGAGTTCCCGAAATATACACGACCGCACATATAACGAAAATTGCATAAGGAGGATATATGTTTGACGTAGCACTCGCAATAGAAGCACTTGTACCACAGGCTAAATACGGTGGCTCAACGACATCGAACTCAAAGCAACAGTACGACTCTTTAAGGTGGGAAGATGTACGCAAGAAGCCTACTTGGGAAGAACTTGAGGCTGTAGTTATCCCCGAACCCGAGGTTGTGCCTACGTTGGAACAAAGACTTAAGTCAGTTGAGGATAAGGTTAAGGTTATTGATACTAATGTGAAAGGACTCAAAGAAGCGGAGGTAAAATAATGTCAAGGATAACAGGTTATACAGGCGGTGGTGACGGAACTCCTACCGCTCAAAAACAGAAACCATTACTTGACCACGAACTTGAGAAGTTGAAAAAATCGAAGGAAGAATATTACAAACAGATCCAACCGGCGATAGACGAACTCAATGAACTTAAGAATAAGAAACAGTCTATCCTCGATGACATCGAACTGGATAAAGAAAGACAGGAAACTATCTACCGTCTTAAACAGGCGGAGATAGACACCCTCACCCCTGTTATTGACAGCCTCAAGAACCAAATCCAGAGGTTAGAGTACGATAGGAGAGAGAAGGAACAGGATATAGAGAAAAAGAAAAAGGCGTTTTATGCAGAACTCAAGGAAACAACTGACCGTCTTGCTGAACAGAAACAGAAGATAGCCGAACAGGAGAACGCGGTTAAGGAGAAAGAAAATAGACTCAACGCTGAAAGAGCCAAACTTACAGCAGAGAAACAAGAAATAGAGGACTCACGGCAGAACGTAACTAAACTCCTGGGCCAGTTTGACAAAGACAAAAGACTTCTTGAAGAGGCTATTGCTTTAGCCCGGTCGGAAAGAGAACAGCTCGACCGAACGCAGAAAGAAACGAAGGCAAAGACCGTGGCGTTAAAAGGTGTGTCAGAACAACTTGAGCTTCGTAAGAGTGAGTTAGACCTTGAGGTAAAAAAACTTGACCACCTTAAAGAACTCGAACAGAAACTGGAATCAGATCGTCAGTCTATTGAGTTCTTGGTATCGGATAACAGGAAGGTCGAGATAATGTTGGTGGAGAAAGAACGCGAACTTGAGGTAAAAGAGAAAGCTCTCCTTAATAGGGAGCGTAGGATAAAACAACAGGAACAGTATTTAAAGGAGGCACAAAATGGCTAAGACAAACGGACAGGTAGAGGTACAGGATTTACTAAAAGACGAAACAGGCGGGGAGATAGCCGTCGCAAGTACAGGCGTAGCGTACACCGAAACATATCTCTGCAAGAAGAACGTGAACTATGCTTTCGAGTATCAGTTCTCTTCCGGCGGGGCTATCGATTGTAAGATAGAGATAGAACAGGGTAACACGCCTCCTGCGACAGAAGGCGCGGCGAGTGCAAATATGGTTGTACCGGAAGATGCGGTAGATTTTGACGAGTCGATAACTGACAACACCCTGCACGTTAAGGCATACGCCCCCGCTGTAACTCGGTTCTTGAGGGCGAAGATAACGGGTCAGGGAAGTAACGCGGCGACAACCAAACTTGTGAAGTTCAACGTGAGTACGGTGGTCAATCTATAAGGAGGGGACATGGGGAGGTTACATAATGCAGGGTACGATAAAGGCCCTGCGGACGCAAAAAGAATAACTGTGGACGCAAGTGGTTTCAGCGGGTTTTTAAGTGCTTCTGATACTGACGTACAGAAAGCCCTTGCTACAATAGACGGATCGGTGTTGTCTGTTATGGAGCTCAAAGGGGCGTGGAACGCTGATACGAACACTCCTGCGTTAGCGGACGGCACAGGAACCGCAGGGGACGTTTATGTAGTCACTACCGCAGGGACACAAGATTTAGGGAGTGGGGACATCGTGTTCAATCTGGGTGACTGGGTTGTGTACGATGGGTCTGTGTGGTTTGTGTCCCGCAACGCGGAACTAATTGGTGACGTATCCTCGATAGGGAATACGACTTCATTAGAGAAGTGGTCAGGCGGTAACGTAATCTACGTCCCATTAGACGGCAGTATCGCAGACGCTATAACAGCGGCAACGGCAGGGGATACTATACAACTTGGGGCGGGGACTTATACGATTACAGCGGAACTTGCGGTGAATAAGAAGTTACACATCAAGGGTATGGGTAGGGGGATAACGACTATTGCTTGTGCGACTAATAACGATATGTTCGACTTAACAGCGGCAGGATGGCTTATAAGTGACCTTACGATAGAAAAAAGCGGGGCGGTGACAGGTACATCAAACGTTGTGGCAGATATACGAGATGATGGGACATTTATGGAAGTTGAATTTTTGACAAAAGCAACTGGAAATAACACCACAGGGTTAATAGTGATACAAAATACCTATGAATATCCTGCAACAATAAACTTAATAAACTGTACACATACAAACACGGGTGAAATTGGTTTTTGTTTTTTCACTAAAAATTCTGAGCCTGGAGCAGATGCTATAATAAACCTATTTAATTGTCACTCAAGTTCAATAGCAATAGCGTCTCCTTACGCCGCATATGGGGCTGTTCTCATAGCAAATAACGTTAATGCGACTACAAACATTTACGGCGGGTCTTACGTCAATCCTACGAATACTAACGGAGGGGTGATAAAAACATACAATGCTAATGCCAAAATAAACGTCTATGAAGGAGCGGTAATAAGTGGAGCTGGGGCAACGGCGTATGATGTTGAAAATTCAACAGGCACCATCACCCTCTACTCAGGCACAACGCTTGTAAACAACAAAACCAGCGGTACTATAACGTATGCTGGGACTGGTACTATCGGCACAACGACAACTGGCGGTGCTGATTCAGCGGGGGCAGGGAAACAGTATGTTGAACTCTCTATAGGTGGAGTGAAATACAAATTGCTCCACGATGGGACAATATAATGAAACTAAAACACCTAATAGCGTGGATAATATACTTCAGCCTACTGGCAAGTTTACTCTTGCTAATGGGCTGTTGTAGTCCTGACCTTGAACGCAAGATAACAGCGTTTCAGAAAGCGTATCCTAACCGTAAAGGTGACTGTATGATTTACGCTATGAAACAGAAAGCGTATTACGACCGTATAGGCGTAAGGGCGAGGATATGTCACGGGTACTACAAGGGCGAACGCCACACATGGGTGGAGTACCTTCACAACGGCACTTGGCTTGTAGATGACGAGGCGATAGGTATCAAAGGGTGGACTAGAGAAGAATGTAGGCACTATGAATTTAGTTGGTGTGGAGAAGTAAGTGCAAAATAAGGAGCTGACAATGGAACATACCTGTATTAAAGAAAATGACTGGGGTAAAGTACACGAGTTTATGAACTCTATCAAAGGTGTCAAGGCGAGCATGATAATGGTGTCGTTTGCCATATTGATACAGGTTGGTACGTTCCTATACCTCTGGGGCGGGCTGAGTACTACTGTTGGGTTTCATGATAAACAGATTGTTAAACTTGAAGGGCAAGTTGAGTTGCTCAAGGATAAGAGATAACTGAAGGGGGTCGATATGGACACCTTACGCTGGCTCAGAAAGAACGGAAAGATTATAGGTTGCGAAGAAAACGGTATAGAATATACTGTCTATGCAATAGTGGAGAATAAAGACCAAAGACTACATCAGTTGTACCACGAACAACTAAAGGAGGATCAAAATGGAAGGGATACTAAAGTTATGGGAAGTTCTACAGGCAAACCAGAAAGAGATACTTGACGCGGTAGCGTATCTGGTTCTGTTTGCGAGTGTCATTGTCAAACTGACACCTACTCTGAAGGATGATAACTATTTCAAGCCAATAATAAAGTTCATTGGGAAGTACATTGCCTTGGACAAGTATTCACCTAAGGATGAAGAGTAATGCTTTCCGCGGTTAACAACATAGTAAAAGTTATCCTGTTTTTCCTCGGCTTGTGGGGCGAGCGTAATAGTACCAGAGTCAGGAAGAAGAAAGAGATAGCGAAGGAGATCACAGATGCGATGGCCGAGACAAACCCTAAACTTCAGGCTTCTATGCTTAACCACGCTGTTCAGTCTATCGACCGTCTTAACAGGGTGCGGAAGTAGCAGGCTTATTATCTACCCCATAAGAGACACAGATTTCAGGGTAGAGAATAACGAAGTGATAATGAGTAAGTGGTACTTCGAGAATGTCTTGAAGGTTAAGTTGGAAGAAGGCCGGTAACTCGTTTCCACCCGTAATGGGCTATTAAAACGCAATCGGCTGTATCCTTGATAAACATCTTTTGTTTATACTCCGTAGGGTACAGCCGTTTTGCATGTTCGTACAACATCTTCTTGTCCCCTTGAGCAAAACATCCAATAGCACTCTGCCATACCTGTGGTCTTACCATGTGATAAGGTTTCCCTGAACACACCGCGGCGGTGATGGGGGCTTCAGCCCACTTACCAAAGGTAAACGAACTTACAACCCCCATCTGGGGTGACGAGGTAACCTGCTCTATGAAGATATGTACATCGAGGAAGGGTACACCAAAGGCTTGGTATATGTTCCTACACCACGAAATGTCCCCTTTGAACGGGCGTACACCGTCAAGTTTACCATCGACTATTACGGCGTATCCGCCTGATTTACCTGGGTCAACTCCGACTATTATCATTTCTTTTTCTTCTCCAGACCGGTAATCAAAATCTTTGTTGCCCAATTATTATGTTCTGCTTGTTTCTTACTCGCACCGCACTTCTGGCACTCGAACAGCGTTTGTGGCGGGTCAGATGTAAGTAAAAGCACGTGAACTTCACCTCTACAGAACTCACAGATGTATTGCATTTCTCCTCCTTATCCCTTACCATACCTCTCACAAGTAAACCCTTCCGCTACGATAGGACACGTTCCCATCCACGGTTCTTTCGCACACATTAGATCCACCATCTCTTGTAGTCTCCCTGCCCCCTTATCCTGTTCGGACACTATCTCATCGTGACAATGCATAAGTACCGGGAAACCTGCCTTCTCTAATCTCGGCATACTGTACGCCATAATATCACGGGCGGTGGCTTGAACCATGTTCTCGACTAAGGTCGCGCCCCAAGTATCCCTTCGTACCCATTGGCTATTAACCTCGGTCATAAAGGACATACTCTCACTGTCAAACTTGTTTGGCACGATCTTAGGTTCGAGGTAAGTGAGTAATCTACCAGAGGGTAACTTGCAAAAAATTGCATTACGTTCTTTAGAATACACCCACTTCACATTACCTACCGTCTGTACAGCCCCCGGGTGGGCGAATACGAACATTACCGCCCTTTCCATATCATACCAATAATTCCTCACATTGGGGTACGTGTTGCGGTATAGGTTGACGATCCGCGACCCTTCTTCTTCGGTCAGGACTATGCCGTTAGACGCACAGGTAGCAGTAAACTTCGTGCCTGACATACCATATCCGCAACCTAAAATCGTAGCCTTCCCCAACGCCCTTTCTTTATCTCCCTTTTTAATATCATCACGCTTGTATATCCTTCTCGCCATCTGAACGTAGATGTCCGCCGCGCCCCGGTCAGTGTCTTGGAACTCCTTAAGGCCTCGTTTCTCCTGAGCCATCCACATCAAAACCCTCGCCTCAACAGCCCCATAGTCCACCACATAGAGTTCTTTGCCGGAAGAAGGCACGAAAACACCCCGTATACAGGCGGAAAACACGCGAGAAACCTGCCCAGAATACGCCTTCTTGACCCCTTCCACCCCTAACGTGTTCACATCATTTATCGCCCTTCCTACGTTAACCTCGCCCTTTTTATCGTACGGAAGGTTCTGTAACTGGACAAGTTTACCACCCCACCTACCAGTCGAGGCACTATGGTATACGTAACAGTCCCTCAGAGTACCTTCCTTATCCACAGATTCGAGTAGTTTCTGGTACTTGGCGGTAGATGTCTTGCCCAGTTCCTGTCTTAACTTGAGTACCTCGATATGGTGAGCGGACAAACCGCCTGTCTTTATGATATATGATACTGTCGCCTTTTGGAGGTCGTTTATCCTACACCCTGTACTATTGAGGTAGTTTACCATTGACTGGACTTCTGTTCCCTTCGTAACTTTTCCGCCCGTAATTTTGACAAGTCGCGCATTAAGTTCTTGTTTTGTATCCTCAAGAACACGTAGTATATTTTGAACTGTAGACATATCAACCTTAACCCCACGAGTGTTAATAAGTTGGTCATAAAACCAAATCTCCTGTTCTCGCTCGGAGAGATCGGGCAGATGGGTGTCCAACTCTCTTTCGACTTCGACGTCTTGTTTACAGTATTCATAGAGTTTCTTGAAGTTTTCCGGTTTTTCGTCATAGATAGCCACCCCCTCAGGACTATACTTTCTTGGTTTACTCATCAGTAACATTATCTGTCTGCCTTGTTTATCCTTGCCTTGAGTGAGGTGCATAGCCTCGGCAGCTTTATCAAGAGATTTAGGCAGACTATACGCACAGGCTTTTGCCATCGTGTCACGCCACCGGCGGAGAGGTACAGGTGGGAAACCAAACTTAGGTACAAGTATGTTCGCCCATATTGACCTCTCGAAGAAGGCATTATGCGCCACGAACAGAGTGTCCGGGTCCTCAGCGAGTTGTCTTAACATGAACCAATCGTTGAGGTAGACAAGACTGTCGTCTATAGCGAAAGCTACACAGAGGACTTCGGTCGTCGGGGACGTGGAGTATATCCACGCCCCCGATTTCCAAATGTCCACTTCGGATCTCGTCTCGAAATCTAAGTGAACTTTTCTCACATTACACCCCCGAAAATGGGTCTGTTGAGGTGCTTGGTGCGTGCTGAGCTGGCGCTACGCCAGTACCGCCGAACGGATCCGCCTGAGGAGCAACATTAGGATTAACCTGAGGTGCCGGACTTTCAGTCCCTAACCCCACGTTCGCCCCTGTGTCCTCAGGAAGGTCGATGTCGTCAAAAGCACTTTCGGCACTCACACCACTGGCGGAGAATGGTTCGTTGTCCGCTACCTTCATGACGTGTTGTACCCCTATGCTCACCGACTTTTTCGTTCCGTACTTGTACCCGAACACGTCGATAAACGCGAGAACGTCACACCCTGCATATATTTCCGTGGCGTCTATAGGTTGTTTATGCCTATTCACTACACAAGGTTTTCCGAACTCGGTCTTTCGGCTTACGTTGAGTACCCAGTGACCGGCATACTCCGCTCTGTACGTCTTGAACGCGTTCTGATTGTCACCGTCTTTGAACGCTTGGAACTCTCGCATTGCCGCCTGTAAGCCTTGCTCACCAGCTACACTTAATGCCTCATCACGAACCGCCTGTTTAAGCCACTGTACGAATTGGGCGACTTTAGGGTTTGATTTGAGCAACAGTATGCCGAGAGCATACTTGCCGTACATGTTCGGTTTGTCGAGATGCGGGAATGACGCTCGTCCTATCGGTGTTACGATTGATTTTGCCATGATACTTTCCTCCTTAATCGAGTTTTACGTCTTTGAATACTTCTTCGACTTTACGACTTATAAAGTCTTGCGCTTCCTTCGTGGGGACGAGTTTCAAATCCCCCTCAGGGACTTCAACGAATTTCGTCAGTTCGTCTTTTCCGACGAGTTTTTCGAGTTGAGCGGGCGTCCTTATCTCCTTAGGTTTGTAGATGTCGTCGCCATACTCACTCTCAAACGCGTCTATTACGGATTGTTCGTCTATGTACCTCCTGTTTTTTCTACCCCTGACGAGGGAGTAGTTGGGTATGTCAATCCCTTTAGACGCTAAAGTGAACGCGTACCCATGTAATCTTTCGAGCATACCTTTAACAGCCTCAAGTGCAGGCAGGGCGTTCCCGAGGGTTTCTGGGGTGATGTTCACCAGAGATGGAAACGACCCTGCTATCTGGGGAGATAGGTTCTGCACTTGAGACTTTGTTTCTTCGGTGTTTACCGGACAGTTCCCCTCTGCCCTACACCATCTACACCAAGACCCGGCTTTGAACTCAGGGTTCTTATCCCGTGTTCGGGCGATAGATTGTTTCAGTTCTACCATGAATTTATCGAGTCTTTCAGGTGTGGTTTCCCACATCTTTATGAACTCGCCTTCTTTTGCCCGCGGTTGAATGATACCTATAACAACCTTGTGTATGAACATTTTAGCATCGAGATATGGTCTTAATGCATAGTACATACACTGTTTGTTCTCTACCGGATTGACTATCACACCCCGACCGCCTTTAAGGTCAAATACATATAGCGTATCTGATGCGATGAACGAACAGTCAACCGTACCTTGGGCATACTTATCTACCTCAGGCACTTTACACTTCGACTCTATCTGAAGTGCCGACTGAGACAGCCCATGCTGGTCGAGTATATTGAGTATAGTGTTACGGTACATTCTGACAGCGAACGCAAAATCGTCCGTAACATCAAACTCAATGACCTCGCCATAGTTGTCCTTCACTTCGATAGTGTCGCCCACGAACTCGTACGGGTCGATGTCTTTCTTAAGACACTTAGCGGCGAGTTCGTGGATAGCAATACCCTCAAGAGCCGCAGGGCTTGACGGTTCGATAGTATCTATCTTCCCTTGTGCCTGAACCGACCCGGGGCAGTTAAAGAACCTTTCGGACTGTGAAGGGCTGATGTTCGTGTGGTCTTTGCTCATTATATGACCCCCTTCTCCTTAAGGTACTCGTCCACAAGTTCCACTACGTCTTCCTGGTCTTTCGGTTCAACATCAAAGACGTGAAGACGTGTAGGGTACTGGGATTTAAACCTAGACTGGAGTTCAGCAAACATCTCCGACTTCTTCTTTGGGTCTGTGGCAAAACCTGAGATAAGGTTCGCCGCGTCGTGCATTTTCTGTTTGTACTGTTCCGGTGTTATGCCCTTTACCGTTTCGACTTTCGGTGCTTCGACTTTCTTCGTCCTTTTCTTTTTCTCCTTTACATGTTGTTCGACTGGTTCAGCAATAGTATCTGCTGCAACGCATTCGTTTGTCGTGAATGTTGGCTGTCCCTTACCTACTTCGGCAAGGACATCCACCAATGTTTCGAGCGATTTTGCGATACGATCTAACGACTGTTCGATACTCATTTCACTTCCTCCTTTGGTTGTTGGTGCTTTCTTAAAATCTAACCCTATGTTTTCGTCTTTCAATATCTCTTTGATGTTATGTTCTTTCAATATCGTACTATCCAATATCTGTTCGTCTATACTATCTGCCACCAATAGAAACTGAAACACACAGTCTCTTTTCTGTCCTGTTCTGTACAGTCTACCGATAGCCTGGTTGATTACTCCAGGCGTATGGCATATCTCGACAAACACGCCTACTGAACAGGAGTTCTGAAGACCGTCTACGCCTTCCCCTACCGCGGTTATTTGCCCTATGAACACCCTTGTATCCTTGTCGTTACCGAACCTCTCGACAAGCCCCCCGCGGTCTTTAACAGGGGTCTCTCCGTATATAACAGCGGGGTTGTACTTCTTTAACTTTTCTGTGAGGGCGTGAATGACATCGTGGTGGTAGGCAAACACGAGTACTTTATCCTCACTCTCAAGTATGTTCTCGATGTGATCCACGCTCGGTTCGACTTTAAGTTTACCAAGAGTACGCCTTACACTTTCGTCTTCCGAGAGGTAGAGTTTATCACTATCTATAGGGAGATAGATTTTCTGTAGCATCTTACCCATAGGTAGTTTCCTCAGTCTTCTTAACATAAACCCCTCAAGTCTGCCAGCAAGTTCTTCGAGGTTACATGCCCCGTCCGCGTCCCATCCCCACTTACTGTCCTTACCCTCACAGTACCGTTTCGTGTAGTCAATGTAGTTAATGTACCCGCCAAGTCGTTCCGGGCAGAGTTTCTTAAGCATAGAATGTAACTCCACAGGTCTATTGAGTACAGGCGAGGCACTTAACATCCATCTGTAATCTGAAAGGTCACAGTATCCGTTACGCAGCCACACTGCTTTAGAACACTTAGCCTTAGGGTTTTTGATGCGATGACACTCATCTGCAATGAGGACATCATATCTTCGCTTAGCAAGGACTTTAACATATCGTTTACGCCAAATGTTTTCATAGTTAATGATAAACATACCCCGTTCTTGTGGCAGGGTTGTAATGTTCTTGTCGTTGAGAATATATATATCTCTTTCATCGAACCCCCATTTTATTGCCTCTTTCCTCCAGTTATACTTTATACTCGCCGTACATATAACGAGTATTGTCCTCGCCCCTACCGCGATACACGCGTGAATAGCCTGTGCGGTCTTACCTGTACCGAACTCGTCCGCTAAGAGTGCTGAACGGTTCTTGTAGAGGAACTCCACCCCTGTTTTTTGGTCAGGGAAAAGAAGGTCGTATGTGTCTTTGACTATTCTCACAGTATCGCCTCATTTCTTAACGGTTTAATATACTTGTTCCCATATCTTGTCGAACTTTTTATCCATCCTAATTTCTGTAGGCTCGCCGCGATCCTTCTTTGATGTCCTGTATGCATAGTTTTTATCATACCGCCTAACACATCTCTATACACGTCCTGTGTTGTGGTCTCTGTTACATCCCCATTGGCTACTGTCCATTCACATATAATCCCATGCCACGGATCGTCAGCCTCGCGTTTAGCCGCCTGTTCTCTTGCTTCCCAGTCCAAGTCGTCATCAAGTACGAGTTTCTCGCCCTTCAGCCATACTTGGTACGCCTCGGCAAGTAACGCATCACGCACAGTGGCAAACTCTTTGTACTTTATCCAGTTACACCACACACACCAATACCTTCTATTCCCGCTTGTATCTGTTAAGTACCCTGTACTGTCCGGGTTTATTGTACCTATGAACACACATTGTCTTGGGTATTTGGTTCTTGCCCTTGCGTAAGGTAGCCTCACATCGTCTTCTCTACGACTTATAAAGTTCTTCATTCGGTCTGCTTCCGCCTTCCTCACCGTAATAAGTTCTGATAGTTCTATAACCCAATGACTATGTATATAAGGAATACTGTCTTTATCTTTTGGGTCGAGCGGCGCGTCACCGTACCATTCTCCGCCGAGTAAGTGACATAGTGTACTCTTACCTATCCCCTGTTTACCCTCGAGTATGAGGACATAGTCAAACTTACACCCCGGGTCGAATATCCTCGCTATCATAGCAAGAACCAACTTCCTACCCATCTGTCTGTGTAACGGCCTGTCCCCTACCCCACAGTAATCGACGAGCCAGTTATCTAACCGCGGCACACCGTCCCACTTAAGTCTTTTTATGTGTTCCCTGACAGGGTGATGACGGTTACTCGCACCCACAAGGTCGACCGCTTTCCATATCGTCTGCGTACTGAACTCAACCCCACCGTATTTCTGGGCGAGATATAACCTTATATTTTCAACCTCTCTGTCGTCTACTTCCATATATCTATTAGTCCGTTCCCCTTCCCATGGTACTCTACCCTTTATATCAATTCGTTCTGTAAACTCGTTAAGACTGAACTTCCCCTGTACCCCGATCTCATTCTTGAGGAATAGTACCGCGTTACGGAACGTCGGTTTATACCCTCCGGTCTTATACTTGTCAAATTGGTTTTGGAGTTCTTGGGTATCGGTGAGTTCGACAGAGGTCTTTTGGAACGCGACGACTGGGTCGAACATCCCGGGCGGTGAGTCGGCGTACGTGTATGCGTTACGTACTTTCCTTATGAGTTCTTCTGCTGACCAGGGCGGCAGACACCTACTGTTCCAATGTTCTGACATTATCTCGTACGTCTTTCGCGCTGTAAGGTTAAAGTCACGACCCCGGCAGGCTACAGTGTATGTCGTTTCGTCCCCATGTTCGCCTTGGACTGCTATCGGGGCTACGTTATTAAGATACTCTATAAACCTCTGTACATTGGTTTCACTGTCACTGAACCCGGGGTGAGTAAGTTCACCCATATCTTTGACCACGTCTTCCCTCTTTATTAAGGAAAGAAGTCCGGTCGGAGCCATCTCTGATGCGAACGGCGGGCGTAAGAACTCATAACCTACCGACCCCGCGCCTACAACGTATGCCCCTTTACTTAAGAATTCCACTCCCGGGAACTCTTTGATGGACTTACGTATACTGAACTCAGGTGGTTTCTTGAGGTAGACATGCAGACCTTTGTTTCCTGTCCTTACCACTGTCACTCTATCACCGATCTCTTTGAGTGTGGATACATTCTGACATAACTCAGTCCATATCTTCCGCCCTTTCATATTCCGAGGGTCAAGGTCGATGATAAGGTCGTCCGCTTTAAGTTTCACACCAAACCTACCGAATGGGTACTTAAGGTCGTTAGGCTCATTGTCTACCTTTGCTTCTTTCCACTTATATCCTGGGAGAGGACTCTTATCTTCTTGCGTAGGGAACGTAGCATACCCGGCATTTGCGTACGCCCCTATGTGGTCAGCAAGGCTTAAAAGGGTCATTTTGTACTTCCTTTATGGTTTCCGCGGGTACTACGCGTAAGAATTTATCCAAATCTTCTTCCTTAAACCTTTTTCTACTCCCGAATAAGTAATACGTAAGCCTATTACTCTTACAGTACCTACTTACTGTTACGGGGTGAACGCCGAGATACCTTGCGGCCTCGTGCAACGTCATTAACTTTCCGTTTTTCATCTGTTATCACCTCCCCTGCCTTTATTTTAAGTTCGCCTCTTGTGAACGCCCGGCGTATAGAACGCATGACCGATTTGAAAGTTCGTCTGTTCTTCTCCGGTGCGGCGTCCCATTTTGGTCTAACGATCTTACGGAGTTCTTTCTGTTTTTTCCTTCTCACGTTACCACCTCCCGAGATATGCGCCAATCAAAGACGCGGTTACTAAAAACCCGAATATACCTTCACAGATCCTCCACGTGAAGGCGCTGGCTGTCGGTTTCCAATTACTCAGCCAAAATACGAGAGTGAACATTACCGGAACGATGAACACCCATACAGAGAAACCGACAGCCAACGAGGGGAGCGCATACATACATCCTACAAGGAACTTAAAGAGATAACTCGGAACACTTACTGATCCGTACGGCATTACGAACGCGAGTACCATCAGCCCACCGGCGATCAAACTCTGCCACCAGGATACTCCGAGCCACATTAAACAAAGGGTCTGTACCGCGGGTAATACAAATCTCCGCGCCCATTTCGGGCCTGTTCCACCGGCGGCGAATAACCCTACACCTGCCACCATCATAATTATAAAAATCCATTCCGTGTTCATTTTTTGTCCTCCTTCAAAGAGATTATCTCATCTTCCAAGTCCTTTATCTTCTGGAAAAGTGTTCTGCCCTCAAACTGTAGACACTCATAAAACGCCCTTGCCGCTTCTTTATCCCCACCTTCTTTATGAACAGTAACTGTTCCGTCAGGAGCTATCGTTACTATTGGTTCGTTGTCCATACTTGTTTCAAGAAGATAGTCCTGGTCTGTCTTTATAGCCAGTATATCAGGATTATTGTCACTCTCTATCCGAAAGTCTATATCCTTACCGTTCATAAAACTGTCCATATCTTCAATTATATTCCTATCTTCTGACTTATTCATTCCTCCTCCTTCAAAGAGATTATTGAACCGACTTAGCTTCTTTTGGTATTAAAATTATCTCCCAAAAATCCTGTAACATCATCACGACACTACCGAAGGCAGGTGACTTTCCTTGTTTTCCTAAACCACTTTCAAAGTTTATTCTTCCGTTAGGAACATATAACTTTCCGCCACCAACTGAATTATGAAATCTTTGTGTAGTGAGAAACTCTATCGGGAATAGAATAAAGATGTCGTTTTTTGCCACCAGATATGTTTGCCACGCTTTCTCCATAAACTTATGCTTTAATGTAAAGGGTGGGTTTATCCATATACGCCTATAAGGTGTCCAATCTTGTGCTAATCCGTCAGTTTCTATCGTGTCATAGTTATTTATGCCAAGTTCTTCTGCCTTTTCTTTCGTAGTTGCAGGGTCATAATCAAACACCCCAAATCTCTCTACAAACTTCTTGGGCGTGTAATACTCGTTGTCTTTAGTAAAGATAATATTTGCTTTTGCCATAGATTTACTCCTTCTCAATGCCTCGCTCACTTTTTCTCCTTCAAAGAGATTATTGAACCGCTCTTAAACCAAGGCAACTCATCACATTGAAAGCCCGAAGCCTTCTTGTGTCCACCACCACCATATTTTTTAGCTATTTCAGAAACGTCTATATCTTTTTTGGAGTATAAACTTACCGTGTATCCGTTATGTTTGTGTATATATGGGATACCAATGTCATATTTATCCATATTTTCTTGAAGGCGGTCACTACTGCAAGTTCTATTTATAGCAAAACAGTTATAGCCTTCAAACTCCACAGCATATCCCAATCTTTTATTTAATCCAATATCAGACATATCCTTGTATCTTTGTATTGTTTTACCTTCTTCCTGCACCCTTTTCATAAAGTCTGGCTTAGTCATACAGTCCCACCAAAAATCGCCATCTGGGTCTGTGTTGTATAGTCCAGAACCATTAAAGAAGTTTTTAGTTTCATCTCCATATTTCCATGCCCAAATATCCCTATCCCCCACAAGGTCAATAAATTTTTCTACGGGAATGTCTGGGTTTTCTTTACTGAAATTTTCTTTACCCTCTCCTCTTGCAGTCCACCAATGTATATATTTCCACGTCAAAACACACCCAGCCTCTCCATCTTTTCTTATACCACGAATGGGTGACTCAAAATTTGAATACTTTTCAATGGCTGTCTTGTGATGGTCTATCCAAACGACATCTTGGGTTATTTTTAATAGTTTCCGCATTTCATCTGGAGAAATAGAATAGTCCACTATCCAAACCTGTTCATCTTTTTCTATGCTATCAAAAGGAAACGCCATATCATAGTTTATTGGAATAAACTCACCTTGCTTATTACTTCTATTCCCCACCCAAGCAAAAACGCAGAAGGCAGAAGCTTGCCCATCTAAATCGTTGTGGTAAAAACATTTCATATTAATCCTCCTTTTTAAGTGACAATACAGCTCCGCTCTCTATGGCGGTGGCGATGGCTTGGGCTAATGCCTCATCTGAATCCCACCTGTCTAAATCCATATCATTTATCACATTGGCTATTGCTCGGCTATCCACCACAACCTCAGCAGAGGCGAGAGAGTTGTAGCCACCATTTATATAATCTACACGGTCATAGTTATCCCCTCTTTCTCCTATTTTCCTCACCTCAACCCCTCTTACCACATCGGAAAGTTTCATTGTTCCTCCTTCTTGGTTTGGTCGTTATGAACTTACTGTAATTTCAAGATGCTGTTTGCTTGGGTGTATCTCATTAGACCCCTGTGACCACCTTACTATATCTTCAACTGGTGTTGTAGGTTCAAATATTTTAGTTTCTCTCCACATATCTCCAACAGACTCATTCCCCGCAGAACAATATTTTATAGCTACTATCTTCATCTCTCCCCCTTCTTGGTTTGCTCCTTGTCAAATAGTTTGGCGATGTGGTCTATGGCTTGGTTGTATCCAACCATCGTATCTAATGTGTAGTGTTTACTTGAAGATACCTTCTTCATTCCACTTACTATCTCCGCAAGGTCGGAGAGGGCAATTGTAATTGATTCTTTATTTGAGAAACCTTCTTCTCCGTCCCACTCCATAGACAACGGTCTTCCGAAATACTTCTCCAACACTTCTCTTGGACTGGTCATTTTGCCTCCAAAACTTCTTTATACTTCTTTTCCCACTCATCAAATCCAACTTTGCCTAATTTCTTAAACACTTTCATAGCTGTTTTGCCAAACCTCTTTTTAATACTATCCCAACATAACCTGTGTATACATATCAGCCCTATGCACGCCCACTCTTTTTCGGTGAATGTTTCTACTTTCTGGGTTCTCACTGCTTCTTGGAATACTTCGTGTTTTTCTGAATAGTTCTTTGCTCCCCCAAGGTAGGCTCCCTGAAGGTTTGCATCCCGAAGGTTGGCTCCCCGAAGGTAGGCTCCCCGAAGGTTTGCATCCCGAAGGTCGGCTCCCTGAAGGTTTGCATCCCGAAGGTTTGCATCCCGAAGGTCGGCTCCCCAAAGGTTTGCATCCCGAAGGTTGGCTCCCCAAAGGTTTGCATCCCGAAGGTAGGCTCCCCGAAGGTTTGCATCCCGAAGGTCGGCTCCCTGAAGGTTTGCATCCCGAAGGTTTGCATCCCGAAGGTCGGCTCCCTGAAGGTTTGCATCCCGAAGGTCGACTCCCTCAAGGTAGGCTCCCTCAAGGTCGGCTCCCCTGTTTTTTTCCAAACAATCTTTAACGCTTTCATGCTCTCCGCATAAGATAACTTCATTAGTAAATCTGTTCTTAATTTCTATTTTCATTTGGACTCACCTTCCTTCGGTTCAATCTCAATCCCTTTAGACATTTGTATCGACAAATCTAACGCCAACAAAGTAGCCAACCTCTCCATAAAATCATCATCGTATTTTTTCTTATAAACATAATCCAACATTGTCTGCACATACTTGTTCAATTCTTCTGCTGTGTAGTATTCTTGGTTACTAAGCTGTTGTATGGCAGTATTGACAAGTTTGGAAAAGTTCATCATTCCCCCCTTACAACCTTAACTCTTAGTTACAGAAATAATCTCTGCGTCAGTATCCATAGTTGCCATTAAAGAATGTTGCCTGTACCCTACCTCAACCCTTTCTCTTGTTTTAGCATACTGATAAAGCGTTTCTTTAAGTTGTTTGTTATATTTATTTACTGCAAAAGTATCTGTATCGCTTGACGCTAACTCTGTCTTAAAATAAACCTTACTCCAAACAAGGCTATCTTCGACACCTGTTATATACCCCACTATCCTACCATTACCAACTACAAGACACCCACTCATACTGAAACACACCAAGCACACCACCATAACTATTAATCCCTTTTTCATCGTCCTCTCCTTTTGTTATTTAACAACCTTAACTTTATGCCCCAACTTAGCCTCAATCTCACCTACTGTCATTTCCTTGACTTCTTCTGCTTTCCAGTTTGGGTTGAGGCGGTAGGTGCTTCCACTACCCCACTTAGGCTCTTTTAAAAAAGCCCATTTGTCATAACAATCAAAAAACAATATATTCTTCCCATTATCCACAGCCTTCAACTCGTCCTGCACCTCTTTCGACAGCAACCCAAACGGTTTTTCTATGGCGGTGAGGTCTGAGAGTAGTTCAGAGTCGCTGTACCACCATATTGAGTTTCTCTTGAAACAGAAACACCAACAACCTGAATCTACTTTTACCACTATCCCCTTCTCCCCCCTCTCCTTAACTATTACCCTATCTCCGATACTGTATTTCATTTTTTTACCTCCTTGTTTGCCGAAACAACTACACAATCCTTTAGACACTGGAACTTCTCCACAATCCTTACAGTAATAGCTTGGCTCTGACCAACCTTGTGCTTTGAGCGTAGCGATCAAATCGCCGTCTGCTGAGCCGTCTATCACCATTACCATAACACCATCTTTATGAACTAATTTCACTCTTTTTCCTCTACATGTATATGCCCTTGTTCTCTACACACTATCTCGTACACTTTTACCCCGTGTATATCCCCGAGTTCGTATCTTGCGCGGATCTTGATTTTATCCCCCGGTCGGAGTTCTACGTCAATTTTATTCTTCCCCATACATCTCTCTCCTGTACTTTTTCTTCTCTAAATATCTCTTTTGGATTTTACGATACGCGGTTTTCTTACATTTAGAACAATACTTCTGGCCTTTGTTTAACGGTTTGTAGTTCCTTCCACATTCCTCACACGGGCGAGGGTCAAAGGTTCTTCGCCAAACATTAATGTTAGTGTATCTACTCATTCGTCCTCCTCACTTATCTGCCATCCGACGATTTGTCTGAACTTCTCTAGTATCTCGTTCTCAAGATCTCGTTTAAACTTTTCCATTATCTTTTCGATTTCGGACTGTAAGAGAGCATGATTTGCCATAGCCCTTTCAACATCTTTACTGGTCATTCTACTCATCGTTCCTCCTATACTTTTCAATATATTCTCTGGTCTCAGAAGGCATTTCAAGCCCTGTATCATAGTGTTTTTTCAGATTACCCACGCCCCAATTATATCCGGCGAGCCTGTTAAATATCGTGTCTTCGATACCCATATTCCGGAGGTAGCGCGGTATGGCAACATTTATGTACCAATTTGCGACAATATATGCCTTGGCCTCGTCGTACATCTCTTTATGTGAGTATCCATTCCTAATGTGTGACAAGTTAAAATCTTTTAATGCGGGGATACGAATTTGATACGCCCCGATCGCATTTGTTTTTGGATTATATGCGTCAGGATTACCTGATGATTCTATTTGTTTAATGGTGTCGAGATTAATGGTTATGGTTTCGCCCCCGTACGATATGGACGAAAAAAGTACGGTTATGGCGAACAATAAAAACATACGTTTTAAAGAATTTGTTGTCATGTCGGAAACCCCCCAGATAAGTTAAAGTATATCATGTGATTTTTAAAAGTCAATACCGTCCACTTAAATAAACTTTTTCGGCCTCGGATCCCGGCACATACCCGCCGGCGCCTCCATGCTGGCGGGGACGACGGGTTCTACTGAGATTTTTATGAAGGCCTAAATATCTACGCTGTAGATCTGATAGCCTTTGGGTATAGGTCATAGACCTTAATTCAGCCATTGTCTTCTTTGTCATGGTCGTCACCTCCATCGTAATATTCATCATTATCGCGGTAATGGTCATCGTTATGGAGATCTTGCCAGCACTCGCGGCACATTCTACCATTTCCCCAGTCGTTTTTTACCTGTCCACAAATTTTACATAACATAGGTCATCACCTCCGGTTTAATGATACATTACTTTGATATTCAATCCCTTCTTACTTTTACACATGTGGCACGTTCTACAATTGCCGGGACATACCACGTCGCCAGGCTTGGCCTCCGGCACGGCCTCAAAATTATTCGATACCATGAAACCGGAACCATTAACGATCATGTTTTTGTGTATTTTATCAAATTTTAGATCGCGGCGCGCCGTGTAACCGTATACACGTATCCCGGCGGGTTCTAACATTTCGGCGATCTTGGACATCTTGGTTACATCGCGCTGATTTTTAAAGTCACCGGCCTCGGAAAACCTTAAATATTTGATCTTAACACGTTTACCCGCCGCGCGGGTTATGATCGATTTAGCAATCTCATTCGCGGTTATGGCATGGAATTCAACGTCTTGAGCGCGGCGGAATGGAAGGCAAGCGGGATATTGGCGCTCGGCCTTCATAGCGTAACAAATACCGGTTATGGCACAAAGGCCGCGCCGCTTGGCCGGGCGATCCGTCGCGCTGGTCATGTTAAGTATAAACGTATCTTTGCCAATCTTTTTGTTTCCGTTCGATATTCTCATGATCTCGCCTCCCTTATAGGTGGTTAACTTTTCCGCAATGGTTACAAGTAAAATATTCCTTCTGGCCGGGTTCTACCGGTAATGGCCGCGATAAATCCCATAATCTGTCGCAATTCCAGCAGCGGTTCCGGAGTTCCGGCGCCGTGCCTGGGTATTCTAAAAAGATCTTTTGGCCGCACTTCACTAACACGGCCGGCGCGCGTCCTGGCCTGGTCTCTAATGTTTTAATGATCTTCATTGGTTTCGCCTCCCCTGGAGCGCGCCGGCCGTGATCACGCGTCCCGGCCGGCGCGCTTCCTCTTATTTTACTGATATGATTATGCCGTCCTTAATTTTGGCGCTTGCGTACCACGTATGTGGCGCGGGATAATGCGGTCCCTCAAGGGCTATATCGCCGTCGCGCTTGGCGCTAGCCGCGAATGGGCCGGGCTGGTATACTGTGATCTTATCGCCGTTCTTAACGGCTTCTTTTAGGGCTTTTTTGGTTTTAAAGTTCCGGTCCGTATACATGGTCAATACCTCCTTTTTTGATGTCTTATATTTCCCGCGCAAGTTGTACAATCCGCGCGGCCTCTTCCGCTGTTAAGTTATGGATCTCAATATCCGCGAATCCGCGGGAGGCCTTCGCGGATATTCTGATCCCGTAGTCGCGGTCATCTTTTGGCTCCGTGTACTCGGAGTATTTAAATTCCCGCGCCTCGTATTCGGTAAGCGGCGCGGCCTTGATAGTTTCCAGCGTCGCGGCGCTGGTTGTGTTGTAGTTATCATGGTTATCAATCCAGGCCATAACACGCGCGTAATACTCCGTTATAGCGGGTAGTAACCGGCGCTGGACGCCTTGGGCTATCTTTTCCGCTGTTTTATCACGTGAGACCGTGATTTTTGGTTGTATTATGGCGCCATACTGCCCGGTGTACTTGGCAAGCGGCCCGGAATATGTCCCGGCCTTGATAGCGTCGCGCTCTTCTGGGGTAAAAAACAGTGTTCCGGAATATGTCCCATCCTGCGCGCGCGGATAACTTCCGCTGATCTCAACGCGCTTATCAGAGTATCCACAACGGAAAAATAAATCCGGCGCGCCGTCTTTATGCGCCATAGTCCGCCATGGGTCAAAAGTGTCCTCTGGGCTTGGCTCTTCCGGCGTATACCCTAATATCACGGCCGCCGCTCGTAATTTCTCGTGAATCTCTCGCGCTTGTCTCTTTTCCTCTTCTCTTCTTTTCTCGTAGTCATTCATGATCTCCCCTTTGCGCCGGATATAGCGCCGGCGCGCGGTCTTTTTATGGTTTACATTCAGCAAAAATCAAATAACAACTGGCCCGTGTGATCTTGTGCGCCGGCCTTGGTCATGTGGTCAACTAGCGCGCGGGCTTCCTGGAGCGCGCCGCCGTCAGCGTCGTAGTCGCCATAATATCCCCAGCAACTGTCGACGTCATTCCCGGCGGCGTCTGTGATCTGGTAGCCGTATACATTCCCGGATAAATAATCATTCCATGTACTGATCAGGCCGTCGGCGGCCTTCTGTGCCTGCATACGCGTCCGGAATTCCTTCTTAGATATCAGGACTGCGCCGCAAAAAGATGAATCCCAGCCGCCGGGGTCACATTGGTGATCGTGCTTTCCTATATACACTGTGACCCCGCCGTGTATTAGCGCGGAAGCTGGGAAGATATGATAATCTTTCGCGGCGTCGATCTTCTTGTCATGGTAGAAGTGATCGATCAATTCGTTTTTTGTTACGATCTTATCCCGGCAGATATTGAAGTCTCTATGATAAAATACCAAGAAGAGACCATCATCTTCCCAATCATCTGGGCCGCCGTCGATAACTTCATCTAGGAATATTTCAATCTTTAACCCGTGCCTTGTCTCATTGTGTAAACTTTCCATGTTTCCCCTCTCTTCCCGGCGTCCCGCCGGCGTTAGTATTTCTTGCAGGAATTCTCTCCCGCTTTTCTAATTAGATTATACATTATTGTTTTCTTTTGTCAAGTTTTATTCTCGATAGTTGTCAACAGTCATATTATTGTACTATCTCGAGGGATTTATATAAGGAACAAAAATAGAATATTTTATAATATATATATAGTGTAGAATTACGGAAAATCAGCGAATTCTGGAAACTGTGCATTTCAACTTTTCTTGGAGCCTTTTAAATATGCTTTGGATAGTACAGTTTGCCCACTTTCAAACACTTTCAACAACATTACACAACACAACGATATATTTTTCCGCCGTGATCACAACTCCCGGCGGCACTCAATGCTTGAATTTCCAAAACCTTACTACGTTCATGACATTACAAAACAAAAGATAACATGGTGTACATTAACCCTTGCCGGCCGGAGATCGCGCGTCCTGGGCCAACGTCGCGCGTCGATCTCTTATAATATTATATACGGTTTGCCTATACTCCCGCTGTATGATCATATCACTATAGCCTCGCGTGTATGTATACCTGGCCGGTGATCGCGCGTCCTGGCGCAACGTCGCGCGCCTGGCGTATGGTATACGCGCGGCCGGTGATCGTATACATCAGGCTATGATCGCCGGTCATCACGTCGCGCGCTGTAAACGTAGACCATAGTTAGAAAACTTAAAGGTACCCCGGGGTCAAAGACGGGCGGGCGAACCCAAACGACGGGCGACCGACCGCCCAAAATAGTAGTACCTACCTCACACACACATTCGCCGTACCTCACACACACATTCGCCGTACACCTGACCCACCCCTCTCGTACACACTCACCATACCATTGTACCCACCCCAATGTTCTCTCACCGTTCAAAACAAAAAATATTTTCCCAAAAAATTTGACTTTTGTAAAAATATAATGTATCTTCTATATCGTTGTGACACTATTAAACACTAACCCACAAGGAGAACAAAAACATGACGAAGAACCCCACACCAAGTGCTAAACCCCGAGACACAGCTAAATTTCCATTTCTCACCCGAGTACTTATCACGTTCACCAGATTAAACTCTGCTGGTGTTGAGCAGAAAGAAAAAGAAGAGGTGGTATTCAAACTCACCCAAGAGGCAGGGAGAATGCCTTGGTTTGCCCTGCGTAACTATCTTGTGCCTAAATACCTCACTTCCAAATATGGCCCGGAAGAAGTAGGCTGGCAGAGGATCTACGAGATTCAAATCATTCAACAGGTCAGACGCGAAGACCCCACGGACATAACTGACATCCCCCTCAGAATAATGACACTTGAACAACTTGATCGTTACGTGAAGAAGTGGGAACTTAATGTTCCTGTGTTTGAGTTCTTCTCCGTAGAGAAAGCGAGAGAGATGGTGGAACTGAGACAGGAAGACGAGAAAGCCTACCAGAAATACCTTGCGGAGTACCGTGAAGGGAAACAGAGAAGTTATCCCGAGATGGACGGGTTAAGAGGCGACCAAGGGGTAGAGACCGAAGACGTATCCGAGTTCGAGAGGTTAATGGTTTCAGGCGGGACGACGCCGGCCAAACCCAAACCTAAAGTTAAAGACGAGGTTGACGGGGAAGTGGTAACCGACCCCATAACGACGGAGACGACGTACGATGACAAAGACCCATTCTCAGGAGTCTGATCCTTTTGTTCCTGAAGAAACTACGGAAGTCACGGAGTATTTTTACCACGATGTGATGCCGAATGGGAACGTGGCGAAGATGAAACTCGAATCGGGGATTCCGGTAGTGGTGGAGGATTTGGGGAAAGCCGCGGATTGGATGAAGAAGGCCGTGACGCGGATGATGATGTTGACTCCGAAAGACGTCAGTACACTTGACCTCGGGGAGATGACACATTTGGAACTTGCCTCGTTACGTCTTGCGATGGCGGCGGCGGCAGGATGCCTCAAGTCCACTCAAGAAATGTTCGATAGAGTTATGGGGAGACCCAAACAAGTCAACGAGAATTATAATGCGAATGTGTCCCTTGACGATATTCTGTTGGGGAAAGACCGTGAGAATGAGAAGGGCGTGGTAGATGTCAACCTTGAAGACTGAGATAGACCGATTACGAAACGACCTACCGGAGTATTGCCGGAGGTTTGTCAAGATACGCCCAAAAACGGGAGGCCCCGCTGTCCCTTTCATATTTAATTC